TTTGTGACACATCATTTGCCAGAGGTAGAAGATAGTGAGTAAAACTCTCTCGCAGTTCAAACAGAACTTACCAGAGAATGACGAGCACAAAACGTCTAAGGAGTATAAGAAGTTATCTCCGCAGATGAAGAAGGCTGTTGACGCTATTTTTAATGAAATGGATTCTAAACCTACAGATTTCCTAAATACCTTTGAAAAGACAATAAATAGTGTTTCTAAGAAGTTCAAAGTACCTACCAAGGCACTTATGACTTACTTCGAAAACGAAATGCTTACAATTTAGGAATAATAATATGATCTTAAAAGGAAGTGCGACTGCTGTTACATCAGCAAGTACATTAAATAGAGCAACAAGAATTAGAGTCAATGCGACTAACGCTGGAACAGTTACTATTGCCGCACCAGTTGGTACATTTAACGCAGCTTCGGCTGTCGCTGCCGCTGCAATTACAGTTTCAAGTCATGGTTTTACTACAGGGGATGAAGTTATTTATTCTATTGGTAGTGGAACTGCGATTGCTGAATTAGTAGATGATCAATCGTATTTCGTAAAGGTAGTAAATGCAAATACAGTTAGTCTTGCAACTTCATTTGACAATGCACAAAATAACGTAGTGTTAACTTTAACCGATGGCCCATCAGAAAATCATACGATTACTGTCACAAAGACATATGCTGGAACAGTGGTATTGGTTCAAAACCAAGTTATTGTTGTGGATAAAAAACCAAGTGATACTATTGCATGTTCTGCCGCAATGAGTTGCACAGCAGTTGGTAGTCAACCTTAAAGGGGAATTGAAATGAAACTTATTGCTGAACAGATACAGGACGTAGAATACATTACCGAAGCGAAAGCAGATGGTGGTAAAGAGATGAAGATTCGTGGAATCTTTATGCAGGCAGACATGAAAAACCGAAATGGTCGTGTCTACCCAATGAACGTGTTATCTAAAGAAGTTGCACGTTATAACAAAGAATTTGTTGCTGAAGGTCGTGCGTTTGGGGAACTGGGTCATCCAGAAGGCCCCACTGTCAATCTTGACAGGGTATCGCACATGATCACAAAACTGGAAGCGGATGGAAAGAACTTCGTTGGTGAGGCAAAACTTTTGTCTACTCCTATGGGGGAAATTGCGAAAGCACTAATCAAAGATGGTGGTAAACTTGGTGTCTCTTCAAGAGGTATGGGGTCTATCGAATCTAGGGGTGGTGCATCTTATGTGAAAAATGATTTTTATCTTGCCACAGCGGCAGATATTGTTGCAGACCCTTCTGCACCACAAGCCTTCGTTGAAGGTATTATGGAAGGTAAGGAGTGGGTTTGGAACAACGGCATTCTATTAGAAGTAGATGTCAATGGAATCAAAAATGATATAAATGAAGGTGTACGAAAGGGACATGCAAATGTTTCCGCACTCGCCTTTGCTAAATTTATGTCGAAACTTTAATTATTATAAATATGATTATGATAAGACAAAACAACTCAAGGAGATCCTAATGTCAGAACTAGACAAGACAATTGAGGAACTGGAAGCCGCAGTAAGTTTGGAGCTTGAAGAAGCAAAAGCACCTGCTGTCGGTAAAGGCGACTCAATGGAAAAGCCAGAGGGTGAAGTAGAAGATTTGGGCAAAGCTGTTGTTGATCCTACATCAACTGACAGTATTGGTAAGAAGGCCTCTGCAAAGTCTAAGAAGACAGCAGAACCTACCGCCAAGGCAACCAAAGAAGATGCCGCATCCGATCACGAAGGTGACGAACTGGAAGAAGCAAAGTCAATGACCAAAACAGAAATGTTGAAAGCAATGTATTCCAAAATGGAAAACATGAAAGCATCAGATTTGAAAGCAGCATTTGACGGAATGAACAAAGACGAAGACGAAGATGATGCTGAAGAAGTGGATGAGTCTACTTTAGAAGATCGTTTATCATCTGTAGACGTTTCAGAAGACGTAACTGCACTTGTACAAGGTGAAGACCTTTCTGAAGAATTCAAAGAAAAAGCATCAACAATCTTTGAAGCTGCTGTAAAATCTAAACTTCGTTCAGAAGTAGTAAGAATTGAAGAAGCTAAGACGCAAGAGATTGCTGAAGAAGTTGAATCTATTCAAACTGAATTGACTGAAAAAGTCGATGCCTACATGAACTATGTAGTAGAAGAATGGATGAAAGAAAACGAAATCGCTATTGAGCGTGGACTCAAGGGTGAAATCGCAGAAGACTTTATCTCTGGTTTAAAATCACTATTTGAAGAACACTATATAGATGTACCAGACGAGAAGTATGACATTTTAGGTCAACAGTCTACTCAGATTGATGAACTAGAGTCTAAATTGAATGAACAAATCGGTATCTCTGCTTCACTGAAAAGTGAAAAAGATTCATTGATGCGTGAATCAGTTTTCGCAGAAGTCGCTTCTGACCTTGCAGACACCGAAATTGAAAAATTTAAGTCTCTTGCAGAAGATGTGGAGTTTACCACTGAAGAAAGTTTCACTGAAAAACTCGAAACGCTAAAGGAAAGTTATTTCCCTAAGCAAACCACTGTCGCTGAATCAGTAGATGATGTCGAAGGACATCAAGAATCTTTTGATACAACTGGCGCTATGAGTACTTACATGAGTGCGATTAGTAGAAATGTAAAGCGAGTAGCAAACTAGACGATGAAAGATTCGTTTTTTATAAATAATATTACAATCTCAAACAAGGAGAAATAAAAATGTTCCAGACAGAACATCTACAGGAAAAGTGGCAGCCAGTCCTAGAACACAACGATCTTCCAACGATCGGTGATTCATACAAAAGGGCAGTAACCACTGTTATCTTAGAAAACCAAGAAAGGGCACTTCGTGAAGATTCAAACTTCCTCTCAGAAGCTGCTCCAACCAACAACACCGCTGGTGCTGCAAACTGGGATCCGATTATGATCTCACTAGTTCGCCGTGCTATGCCCAACCTTATCGCTTATGATATCGCTGGTGTTCAACCAATGACTGGCCCAACTGGTTTAATCTTTGCAATGCGTTCGCGTTACAAGACTAACGCTGGTACTGAGAACCAGTATAATGAAGCTGAATCTGCATTCTCTGCAAACGATGCTGATGCTAACATCCCAGGCAGCGCTGGTACTTCATCTAACAGTGAAACTAACCCAGCCGTTCTTAACGATGGTTCGCCAGGCGCATATACTGCTGATGGCGGTTCTACTCTTGCTTTCGGTGAAGCATTAGGTGATGCATCAAACAACGCTTTCGCTGAGATGTCTTTCTCAATCGAAAAGCAAACTGTTACTGCAAAGTCTCGCGCTCTTAAAGCAGAGTACACAATGGAACTTGCACAAGACCTTAAAGCGATTCATGGTTTGGACGCTGAGACAGAACTTGCAAACATCCTTTCTGCTGAAATCTTAAACGAAATCAACCGCGAAGTTGTTCGTACAGTCTATGTAACTGCTAAGCCAGGCGCACAGGTTGATACTGCTACTTCTGGTATCTTCGATATGGACGTTGATTCTAACGGCCGTTGGAGTGTTGAGAAGTTTAAGGGACTTATGTTCCAAGTAGAACGTGAAGCTAACGTAATCGCACAACAAACTCGTAGAGGAAAGGGTAACATGATTATCTGTTCTTCTGATGTTGCATCTGCATTGCAGATGGCTGGACAGTTGGACTATGCTCCTGCCCTTGCCAACAACTTGAATGTTGATGATTCTGGTAACACATTTGCTGGTGTTCTTAACGGACGCTTCAAAGTGTATATCGATCCATACTCTGCTAATGGTGCTGCAAAGCAGTTCTTCGCAGTTGGTTATAAAGGTACTTCACCTTATGACGCTGGTTTATTCTACTGCCCATACGTTCCTCTTCAGATGGTTCGTGCAGTTGGTGAGTCTAACTTCCAACCAAAAATCGGTTTCAAGACCCGTTATGGTATGGTTGCTAACCCATTCGCTGGTGGTGCTACTGCTCGTGCAGGCGTTTTAACTGCTAACGACAACGTATACTACCGCCGTGTGCAGGTAACTAACATTATGTAAACTTCGGTTTATGTAGTTATTAAGGGAGAACTTCGGTTCTCCTTTTTTTTGTCTTATAAATAGTTGTATGAAAGATAAGGAAAACGATAATGGCAACTATTAAGAAAAATCCATTAGATAGACAACCCGATAACTATGACATGGCTCGTCCAACACAGTTTATGTTCTCTATCTTAAAGATACCTAACACACAGTACTTCATCACAGAAGCAAACTTGCCTGGCATTGCATTTTCTGGTGACGCAGTATTAAACAGTAGGTTCACTTCACTACCTATGATGGGTGATACTATTAACTATGAACCACTTGAGTTATCATTTAACGTACAAGAGAACTTGGCCAACTGGCGTGAAATACACGATTGGATGGTAGGTATTGGTTTCCCCGAAAGTACTGACCAGTTCGATCAAGCAATTATAGACGCATCAACACTAAGAACTACTGTACCATCTAATAACACAGTAAGTTTGGCATCATTAGCAAGTGACGCAACTCTAACCATTATGACTAACAAGAACAACCCTGTCATAAGGATTACTTTCAAGAATGCATATCCAACCTCTCTTGCTGGTATGAATTTTGACACTAAAGACACGGACGCACCAACTTTGACTAGCACAATGACTATGAATTATGATACATATTCAGTGGAAGTTTTGTAAACTCAAAGTATTTAATCATTATAAATAAGATAGTGAACAGGGGATTTCGACTTAGACACCCGTAGTTGCTTCTCTGAGAAGAGAATATTTAGAACAGTAAGTTCGATTGACCCTGTTCACACTTTATAACATGGAAATATTATGACATTAGATGAATTGCAGGCATCAGCCGCACACGACTTGAAGATGGACAACTTAGAACTTGGAGATGAGTCTCTAAAGTCTGCATCACTTCACCAAAAATACCTCACCATATACAACAACTTCAGACAACTCGTTCTCTTAAAACAGGGTGAGTATCATGTACTCTATCGAAATAAATGGGAGTACTATGGTGGTAAGTCCGATGCATCAGTTTATCGTGACAAACCATTCGATCATAAAATCCTTAAAGCAGACTTGCACATATATCTAGAGTCTGATGCTGACCTTATAAAAGCAAAACAAAAGGTTGAGTATTTCAAATTATGCCAAGACACTTGTGAACGGATTCTAAAGCAAGTTGGTACTCGTAACTGGGAAATTAAAAACGCAATTGAATGGCGTAAATTCGTAGATGGTATTGTATAGGTGACAAAAGTTACAAAGAAGGATGAGGTGTACTTAGAAGTATCTGCCGAACCCTCCACTGCTCGTTCGTTATCAGACCATTTCACATTCGAAGTGCCAGGCGCAAAGTTTATGCCTGCATATCGCAATCGAATATGGGATGGAAAAATAAGATTATATTCTCCACAGACAGGAGAGTTATACCTTGGACTTCTATCGTACTTAGAAAAGTGGCTAGAAGATTGGGAAGAACCCTATGAAATTAGTGAGGAACTAAAAGATGAAAAACAACTGGATAGAGAGATACTCAATGGGTTCATCACTGGACTTAAGCTTAAAGCTAGAGGAAAGTCTATTATGCCACGCGACTACCAAGTGGATGCCGTGGATTTTGCAATTAGAAAGCATCGTGCTTTGTTGCTTAGTCCTACTGCTTCGGGCAAGTCACTCATAATCTACATTCTTGTCAGGTACTATAAGTTACTGATGAGAGAACAACCACAAGACAAGACACTAATACTTGTTCCCACAACATCACTAGTCGAACAGATGTACTCAGACTTTGTTGATTATGGGTGGAATGAAAGTAACATGCAAAGAGTGTACAGTGGACATGACAGAGAGGTTACACATCCAGTAGTTATCTCTACATGGCAATCTCTGTACAAGATGCCCAAGTCATACTTTGATAGTTTTGGTTTGGTTATTGGAGATGAGGCCCATCTATTTAAGGCAAAGTCTTTGACTTCTATCTTGACTAAACTGGATAAGTGTAAGTATCGTTTTGGTTTGACAGGTACACTTGATGGTATGCAAACACATCGTTTAGTTCTGGAGGGGTTGTTTGGTTCTCTAAAGAAGGTTATAACCACAAAGAAGTTGATTGATTCAAAGACACTTGCATCATTTAAGATCAAAGCTTTGGTTCTGACTTACTCAGATGAAGAGTGTAAGGTTGTCAAGGGTATGAACTACCAAGACGAAATGGACTACATCGTGACACACAAAAAACGAAATAAGTTCATAAAAGACTTGACACTGAACCTAAAAGGTAATACACTGGTACTCTTCCAGTTTGTAGAGAAACATGGACATGTCTTGCATGAGATGATTTCTTCAGACACTACTAGAAAGGTATTCTATGTTTATGGTGGAACAGATACTAAGACAAGAGAGGATATACGAGCTATCACTGAGAACGAAAAGGATGCTATCATTGTTGCATCTTATGGTACTTTCTCTACTGGTATTAACATTCGTAATCTACACAACATAATCTTCTCTAGTCCTAGTAAATCTAGAGTTCGTACTTTACAGAGTATTGGTAGGGGATTGCGTAAGAGTGAGACTAAGGATAGTGCTACTCTTTTTGATATTGCAGATGACTTCTCATACAAGTCCAAACGTAACTTTACAATAAACCATTTTCAAGAACGTATAAATATATATGCAGAGGAAGAGTTTGACTACGAAATTACAAGGATTAAAGTAAAATGATTACAGATAATATAATTTTAAAGTTAAATAGTGGCGAAGAGGTAGTATGTAAGATTACAGATAGTAGTGATTCTGGGACATATACAATTGAGAATCCATTACTACTTAATTCTACGCCTAGAGTTACACGCAATGGTGTGGAAGAATCTGTTTCATTTAGACGATGGATTCACTTCTCTGAGGCTTCTGTCTTTGAGATTAGTAGAAATAATGTTATGTTGAAGACTGATGCGTCAGTTGGATTATCTAAGTTCTACGAGGTTTGTGTCCTACAATTGAATAACAATTTCGAAGAGGAAGATGTTTGGATGGAAGCAACTGATGATGAACTAGATGCACTTGAGATAGAAGAGGTTATGGAACAGTTCAGTACTGATATGTCTGATACAATACATTAAATTTAAACTACTTTCTCTTCTAACACAGCTATTATAACAGGGGTTGTAAACTCTGTCAACAAGTTTTATGAAATAAAGTTAAATATATTAATCTATTGACAAACCTGTGTAATTGAAGTATAATATATGAATAGTTGCAACATAAAGGCAACGAAATGTGGAGTTATAATGACTAAAAAGAAAAAGGGTGTTCATTACGTCAACAATGCAGACTTTCTCGCCGCAATGGCAGAGTGGAAAGATAAATGCAAAGATGCAGATGAACTAGGCGACCCACAACCGCCTGTTACCAACTACATAGGTGAGTGCTTCCTAAAGATTGCGAATCATTTATCCTATCGTCCAAATTTCATTAACTATACCTATAGAGATGAAATGATTTCAGATGGAATAGAGAACTGTCTACAATACTGTAGTAACTTCAATCCAGAGAAGTCTAAGAACCCTTTTGCATATTTTACCCAAATAATCTACTATGCATTCCTTCGTAGAATTGCAAAA